TAAATTTAAGTGTATAGTAAACGCATAAAATTTAATAACTTAGCTGTCTAGCACTTGTAAGAGATATATAAACACATGTATAGAGTGTGTATAAATATATATCTTTGCAGGTGCTTTTTTTATTTAATAACAATACTGGAGGTGAAAAGATGGTAAAGGATGTAGAGCAAAACATAGATGTATTTGAAAATGATGTAGATAAATATTTACAGCTTTTTCTTGAAGAGCAAGGCATAGAAGACATGAGAAGCGAACCGCAAAACGTGTGGAGTTCTGCATTGATGTACATTCAAAAGCATGTATTTAAAAATAATAAAATGTTAAAAATGACTACACCACCAGAGGGTTATATAAATAACAACTATGACAACGAGCATAGCAATCTTAATAAGAGTAACTGCAATGCATATGACTTAGAGAAAGTAAAACGTATATGCGATATATATATATATGAGTGTATGCTATATGATAAAATACCTACTCAACAAGGACTTATATATATGACAGGAATTACAATAGATACTATATGCAGGTGGAAGAAAGATACTAGTGTACTAAGTAAAGCGGGTTCGGAGTTTTTGCAAAATCTTTATGATAGTGAGGAAGAGGCTTTGATGTCTAAAGCGCTTTCGCTCAGGAATCCGACCGGAGCATTGGCTGCACTCAATCACAAAAAGGGTTGGCGAGAAGATGGCAAGCTTCATGTACAGCAAGTCGAACAAAAGACAGCCGACCAGCTTCCAAGGCTTGACACAATACCCCAAGATGTAGCGGTTATTGAGGATAAAAACCACTAGATATTGTGCAAATTTTGATAAACTTTAAGATAAACAATAGTTTATCAAAGAGTTAAAAAAAGCGGGATGCCGTCACCAACGGCAGGGGGTCCCCCTCTGACAGAGCTGAAAAATTCGCCCCACTTAGTCCCTCAAATATTCTCAAAAAACAAAAATGGCGAAAAGGAGATTTATATGTTAAGTACGATAGCGCTATTATATTTAATTTTTATAATCGGTTGTCCTGTATGGATAAAAGCCTTAGTTATTACAGAGCTTGCTTGGAAAGCATATGAAATTTTATGTTGGATATACAATGCTGGTAAAGAATCAAAGAGGTAGCATATGAAAGAATATACGGTAAAAGATTTATTTACAGTAATGAAAAGAGATGTACCGGTAAAACATATCGTGAGAAACATTTACTTGATACACAATCACATAGTTGATTGGAACTTTGACAAAACCGGTTCAGCGCCTACCGTGACATATATTTTGACTAAAGGCTGGCATTTAGCAAGATTGATTTGAGGAGTAGTTGAATGGTAGTAGAAATTATCAGAAAATTGTTTTGCAGACATGAGTGGAAACTTAAGCATAAACTTGCAATTTATGAAGATGAGGACAAATTACCTATAGGCTATAAAGATGTTTATGTCTGTGAAAAGTGTTTGCGAAAGCATTTTATAAAATATTAAAGCAAAAGGAGAACAAAAATGACTGGCAATGAGTATCAAAAGTTTGCAAACAGAACTTGCAGTATTACAGAAAACAAAACGGATATGCTGCATCATGCAGTATTCGGTTTAACATCTGAGGCAGGAGAAGTAGCCGGGATGTTACAAAAGGAATATCAGGGGCACGAATTTGATATAGACCATTTCAAGAAAGAATTAGGAGATTGTACATGGATGATTGCGGAAGCGTGTACTGCGGTCGGAATAACTCTTGACGATGTATTTAACACGAATATCAAGAAATTAAAGAAACGCTATCCTGATGGTTTTACAACAGAAAATTCACTGCATAGGGCAGAAAATGATATATAAGAGTGAGGTGAAGAGATATGGCAATTAGAGCACCAACAATTTAAAGTGAAACATTTTTTGAAACTTGTTTAACAATTATTTTTTTTCATATCTTTGTATCTTCTGAGAAATATTACATATCACACACCGCAAGGCGATAACAGTCTTGCGGAATAATGGGGCATCGCCAAGAGGTTAAGGCATAGCACTTTGACTGCTACATCATGGGTTCAAATCCCATTGCACCAGTTTGGCAAGATGCCATCTTTGTTTTTCTTCTTGCAAAATTGCGGAGAAAAACTCCTTTCCCACACTAGCGGAATGCTGATTAAAGAGCCATCGCACGGCTCGGTGTGGTTGTTCGGGTGTCTATCCCACGATGCCCGAACTTACATACTTTTTCCGTACTGGACTAATGTAGTTCCATTACAACTTTCACACCCACCCATAACACACAGGTGCTTGCATACCATCTTAAAAGCCTATACAGAGGTGTATGCAACTTTGGCATATAGCTCAGTGGTAGAGCAACAGATTGTTAATCTGTGGGTCGTAGGTTCGATACCTACTATGCCAGTTATGTCAACACTTGTGCAGAAACCAATGTCGGCAATGGAAGAACAGAAACTAGCTGTTGACATTATCAATTTGCTCTCGACAAACGTCATTAGGGACGGTTCGAGAACGGTATAACAAAGTCCGTATGAATTATACAAATATAGCAACAAAAATAATTCAATCCGTAAGTAGATGCTATGAACTTACGGTTTCGGATAGTAGCTTAATGGCAGAGCTTCCTCGGAGCCGAAAGTGTAAGAATAAGGATGGTGCACACGAATTATTCTGAGAAAAAGCAGAGTGGCAGAGGTTCGATTCCTCTCTATCCGGTTTATTTGGTCAGTGATATGCTGTTGGCTTAACTGGTGGTCTATGTCATGGCTGAATGCAATACACGCCCACGCAAAAATACTAGTTACGACGCGGGTGGTAGATAGTGACGGAATAGGTAAACGGAATTGCCGTAGAGAATTGGGTGCAATCGACAACTTAGCTACCCAGGTTGCGCACTCCTGTGTGGTGCAAATCCACACCTATCTACTTATCCTCAAAACTATCGAGGATAGCTGATAAACAGGCTTTTTAAAGTTCTTCCTGACAATATGAAGAAGAGTAGACAGATGGTGTTTTATCCGGTTCGATTCCGGACTACTCTTTAATAATTTAAGTGAGAGGTAAGAAAGATGGATAATTTGGAACAACACAAAACACTTTTACAACAGATACATGATACATATGTCAAGAAAAATCATGATTATGGCGATAGCTTTAGTCGTTCATTTAAGAAATATGGACTTGTAGCGGCTATGGTTCGCATGGAAGATAAATGGAACAGACTTGATAATATGGCAACAGGAGCAGAACAGAAAGTTGCTGACGAAACTATAAGAGATACGCTGTTAGACCTTGCTGGATATTGCGTTATGACAACGATGGAGTTGGACAGACAGAAAGACAACGCAAATCAAAAAGCATTTGAAGAACAGGTTCGGGATGAATATACCGAAGTTTTTGGAGAAGATAACGAGAACGAAAATGAAGAAACAGATACTTCTAATAAAACATCAGCGGAAAAGAGTTCTATTGATGTAGGCAAGGTAATGGCTTTGCATAATGCCAAATGGTCACAGGCAAAAATAGCTGATGAAATGGGTTGTTCGCAGGGGCGGATTTCGCAGATTATCAAAGAATACAAACAGTGAGGTAAATTTGAGGTGTAATATGTGTAAGTTTTGCGAAAACATAGGAATAGGACTTCCAGATTGGAATTTCTTACCAGAAGAAGATTTTGACATAGTTCCTAGTGGAATTAAAATAGAAATACGAAAAATAACAGATAATAACGCACTTGTTTTTACTAACAGTGCAGGTGAATACGGAGCAGGAGCATTAAATATCAACTATTGCCCTATGTGTGGCAAAAAACTGAGCGAGGACTAAGTATGTGTGAATTTTGCTCGTATAAAAACAATCCATTTATAATTTACGGAAAAGAAATCAAAATAAATAAATGTGCCAAAGAAACAGACTTGACGGAAGCACAGGTTATGAGAAACAGGGATGATGAAGTTCCGGGGATTGTGATTTATAAAGGATGTAGCGCAACCGGATATTTTGATATCAATTATTGCCCTATCTGCGGCAGAAAGTTGGTGGAAGATGATTAAAGAAGCATTGCTGGATATTTCAAAAGGATATGTCAAAGTTTTCTTTGATGGTAACCCAGTTGATAGTATATATAGTGTAGATGGCATTACAGACGATGAGTCCGGAATGAAAAAGATACAACTTACTTTTTCAGTGAAAGAAGTGCTTTTTAAAGACATAACTGGAGAGTTTGTCAATTTTGTAAAGGGGGATTACCATGAAACATAGCAAAGAATGGCATACTTGCGAATTTGATAGACTGAAAACCGATAAAAATGGTTCAGCTATCTACGATGAAGCTAAAAAAGATTTTGCAAAAGAACACATAGTTGCAAGGATTTAAGGAGCAAAGTTATGAAAATATCAGAAATGAATAACTGCATTGAAGAAATGCGTAAATGTTACAAGTTTGATGATAATAAAACGGAAATAAGACTTGGCAATATACCAAGTGGTGACTATGACAGGTATGTAACTGTCGGCACAAGGGACGAAAACGGAACACGAATTGAAATGACAAGATATGCGGATAAACTGGATGAGGAGCGAGATTATGAAACACCAAGTAATTGAGGGAACCGAAAAAGAAATAATAAGGCTTCAAGAGGAATTAGGTAAAGCCAAATTAGGAAGAGAAGTATTGTCAAACGAGTTACTTATTTACGATGATACGATGAAAATAGATATTCTTGGAATAGAATACAGAATTGAAATCCACAAAGTATCAGAGGACAGTTACATGGAGAAAAAAGGTCTTGCAGGCTATTGTGAAGAAGAAAACAAGTTGATTGTAGTTGCCGATATGTCCGAAGAAAAATATTTTGTAGGCATGGACGAAAAAGCTCAGGAAACATATCGCAAAAAGACCTTAAGACATGAAATTATGCACGCTTTTCTTAATGAGAGCGGGCTGTCTGATAGTTCAAATCGGTTTGATGGTGCATGGGCAAAGAATGAGGAAATGGTTGACTGGTTTGCAATTCAAGCCCCAAAAATATTTTTTACGTTCAAGAAAATGAATATTTTGTAAACATGTATTACCGGCTACAGATTGATTGTAGTCGCTACCCTAAAACAGTTATAGGCAGAGGTCTATAAGCACCTTTGCTAGAAAGCGAGGTGCTTCTTTTTTGGCATCTAAATATCTTAAAGAAACAGTTCAAAGTTATGAAAATTACATAGAGAAAAATGGAATAGATGAAAGTGTTATTGATGCATACATAGAAGCGGCAGGAGTGGCAATAAATACAGAAAAGGATATTCAGTATGGATTGCAACTTACAAAGCGTTCTAAGGACTTTGTAGAGCGTTTTTGCATGAAAAAAACAGGCGGCACAATATGGAAATTGGAAAAGTATGCGTTTGAGAATAAAGTTGAGTATGATTTAATTGATAAATATTATAAACCAACATTATATGAAGCTCAAAACAAAATTGTAGACAGTTATTTTCAGTACATAGAGAGAAAAAGAGAGCCTAAAGACAGATTTTATATGCCACGAAGAAAGCAATTAGTAAAAATTGGGCTTATTGAGGCATTGCAAGGCATGATAGATGATAAATATGACATTTTATGTGTTAGCTTAGTGCCGGGTGCTGGGAAAAGTACGGTTGAAAAGTTTTTTCATTCGGGCATAGCTGGTTGGTTTCCAAAAGATTATAGTTTGTTTTATTCTCATAGCGGTGATATTACACGAATGTATTATGATGGCGTTTACGACATTGTGACAAATGACGAGGAATATGCATGGCATGAAATATTTCCAAAACTTTCAGTAACAAGCACAAATGCAAAGATGGAACAGTTTAACATAGGGAAATATAAACCATTTCCAAGCGTGCAATGCGCATCTGTAGGAAGTAAAAATGCCGGTAAAGTTCGTGCAAGTAAATTTTTACTTGTAGATGATATGATAGGCGGCATCGAGGAAGCCTTAAATCCGGTTATTCTTGATAAACTATGGAATAAGTATGCAGTAGACGCAAGACAGCGTAAGACACAAAACACGGACGGAAAGCCGTGTAAGGAGATACACATTGCTACTAGGTGGTCGGTACATGATGTTATTGGCAGAATACAAAATATGTATGAGGAAAATCCGAGGGTTAAAGTGATTGCAGTACCGGATGTTGACCCGATTACAGGAGAGAGCAACTTTAATTATGAATATGGAGGCTTTACAAAAGAGTTCTTTGCAGACCAACAACTTTTGATGGATGAAATCTCTTATAGATGTTTGTATAAGCAAGAACCTATTGAGCGTGAGGGATTATTGTTTCCTGATGATAAAATACGCAGATACCTTAATTTGCCACACGGAGAACCGGAGATTATTACAGGACAGTGCGATACAAAAGGTAAAGGTACAGACTATTTTGTATTGCCAGTGCTTCAAAAATATGGTGATGATTATTATTGCGTTGATTGCGTGTGTGACAATACGGCAGATTATGAAGCACAATACAGAAACGCAGCGGGTGTACTTGTAAATAATAAAGTACAGGAATGCGAATTTGAGCGTAATGCCGGTGGAGACAGAGTTGCAATGGAAGTTAATAAGCGTGTTGAGAGTGTCGGATGGATATGTAACATCACTGACACCCCAACGGAAACAAATAAGGAAGCAAGAATATTTCAGTGTTCCAACTGGATATTACAACACATTATTTTTAAAGACCCATCGCTTTACAAGCCAAACGAACCATACGGAGTAATGATGTCGCTTTTAAAACAATATTCAGTATCAGGAAAGAAACAGTTAGATGATGTACCAGATGTTTTTTCAAACTTTGCGTTAAGAATGACAAAAGGAAATAGAATAAAAAAGACAGTAATTATGTCAAGCCCGATATAACAGGAGGATTTTTATGATAACAAAGGAAGTTTTATCGCAGTATTCAGACTTGCAGGAAGAAGTAAAAGAAGTAAGGCTAAAGATAGAACGGCTTGAAAAGGATATAAGCAAAATTGAAGCTGGAGAAATGGTTATAGATTCTGTTAGCGGCGGCAATGGCGGCAAACAGCATTTTAAGATTGAGGGCATACCATTTCCAGAGTACAGTAGAAAGAAAACACTTCTTTATGCTAGAAAAGCCGCATTACAGTTACTTGAAGATGATTTGTTGGAAAAAACCAATGAGGTTGAACAGTTTATTACAAGCATTGATGATAGCAGGATGAGAAGAATTATCAATCTTAGATTCTTAGAGAATAAGACTTGGATTCAAATAGCGCACATTATCGGGGGTAATTCTGAAAGCAGTGTAAAAATGGCTTTTCAAAGATTTATTAAAAAAAATTAAAAGTTGTTACGATTGTGACGAAAAAATCTTGTATTATTATATTGAGCAAAAGCAAACTTCATAAACATAAAACAATCTTTTATCAGAAAAGCGCCGTTACTTAATTGTGGCGGTGTTTTTTGTTATGCGATGAGGTGAAAATATGAATTTTTATATGAATAAAGATAAATCAATCATGTGTCCGAACTGCCGTAAGTTCTTAACTAAGGCAGACAGCAAAGACCCACGGACACATAAGTTAGCGTGTAAACATTGCCACAAATGGATTTGGTATGTGCCTAACGATAATAGTAATTTTCAAATTAAGGAAATACCGGATAGCAGAACTTCAAGCAGTATGAGATTTTATTAGAGGTGTAGATAATGCAGACAGGAAGAATTGTTATTTATACAGGTGCAAAAGAAATAACATCTGACAACATAATACCAATTTTGCGTGAAGCAATTTTGGAACATGATATTAATTCCAACAGAATACAGTTTCTTCTTGATTATGATGCAGGAATACAACCAATAGTTAGGAAGAATCCAAAGACTTACAGACCAGATATCGATTGTTCATGTTGCGATAATGTGGCAAATGAAGCTACGGAGTTTGCACTCGGGTTCAAGTGGGGAAACCCTATAACACTGGTACAAAATGGTGATAACGAAGACCCTAACCTCACAAAAGCTATAGCGGAATTAAACAGTTGCTACGAATCGCAGAACGCAAGACAGAAGCAACAGGAACTTGCAAGATATGTTGAAATCGGCGGTGTTGGATATGTCCTTATTGATGTGAATACAGAATATGAGGATGGGGAAAGCTATTTTACATATAATGTATTAGACCCAAGAACAACATTTGTTGTAAGGTCAACAGCTTATAGTGATAAGAGGGTTATTCTTGCAGGTACTTACATCAAAGACAAACATAGCGGTACAAGATACTACACTTGTTTTACCAAAGATACGCGGTATGAAATTACTGACGGAATAAAAATCACTAACGGAAAAAGTAAAGGCGAAACAAAATGGGGGTTTTTAGAGAGAAGTGGAGAAGAAAACCCACTGCATAAAATTCCTATCATTGAATACACAAGGTCATTCGACAGAATGGGGTGTTTTGAACGGCAAATATCTGAAATGGATAATTTAAACCTACTCATTTCAGACTTTACAAATGATGTCGAACAAAATACACAGGCAGTGTGGCATACAAATGATGTTGATTTCCCAGTTGAACAGGAAACAACAGTTGATAAAGATGGAACTCAACGCATTATTGAAAAAGTAAGGAAACCAAAATCTGGAGAATGGATGCAGACCTATACATCAGCAGATGGCAAAACTCCAATAGTTGAGCCACTTGCAATCAATTATGATTACACAGGTATGCTTAACAATATCCAATCAAGGCGACAGATAATCTTGCAGAAATGCAATGTGCCACAACGAAATGATAATAGCGGTGGCAGCACAGGAGTTGCAATGTCGGACGCAACGGGCTGGTCACAGGCTGAAACAGCGGCGGCAAAACAGCAATTAATTACAGATGGCTGCAAAATGGAAGAGATAAAAGTTGTTCTTGCAGCTATCAAGCTGTCAAACAATGTTAATAGCAGCAACCCATTACTTAAGTTAAGGGCAAGAGATGTAAAACCTAACATTAAGCGACAAAAAACTTATGAAATGTCAACCAAGGTTAATGCCATGGCAACATTGATAAGCCACGGATTTAGTCTTAAAGATACAGTTGATGCAATTCCATTCTTTGATGACCCTAACGATGTTGTAGTGAGAAGTGGAAAAATGGTTAAGGCGTATCAAGACAGTATAATCAACAAAGATACACAGAACCAAGCAGAGGGCGGAGATGGGGAACAACCACCTAATAAAGACCGCATAATGCAAGACTTATCAGACCAGACAGAAAATAGTCCAGTTATAGATAAGAGCAGAACAAATAAATAATTGACATTGAGCCGCAGAGTAGAAAATGCCTTGTGGCTTTTTATATGCCCTAGAGAAAGGGCAATACAAATATCGCAAGAAGTTGAGAGAACAACAAAAAACGCAGAAAGCAGAGGTAAAGAAATTATGGCAGATGTAACTAACACAACAACAGAACCAACAACTAATAATGAGCCACAGAACGAAGAACAGACACCTAGTGTAGAAGAACTTATGACGCAGCTTGCTAATGAAAGAGCTGAAAAAGAGAAGTATAAGAACGCTTCTGATAAAGCCAGCTCAGAAGCAGCTAAGTACAAGAAAGAACTTCGCTCAAAGCAGACAGCAGAAGAACAGGAAGCGGAAGCAAAGGCGGAAGCTGAAAAGTTGCAGGCTGAAAAGTTCGAGAACATGAGTAAAGAGCTTAATCATATGAAAGCTGTTAATGCTTATCAGAAAGTTATAGGTGACGGAAAGGACATTGATTCTCTGATTGAGGCGGTTACAGATGCAGACCATAGCCTTATAGCAACTGTAATTGCCAATGAAGTGCAAAGACAGGTTAAAGAAGCTAAGGCAGAGTGGCTTAAATCAAGACCGGCTATTAATGCAGGTGGTGGAGAAGAAAGCACGATAACACAGGAACAGTTTAACAAGATGAATTACCACGAAAGAGTGGAGTTCAAAAATAAGAATCCAGAACTTTACAAGAAGTTCACAGAGTAAAAAACGGAGGTAAATAAACTATGTCACAGACTAAGCTGGCAAATTTAGTAGACCCACAGGTAATGGCTGATATGGTATCAGCTAAGTTACCAAAGAAGATTAAGTTCTCACCTATCGCAAGAGTTGATACAACACTTGTAGGCAGACCGGGAAGCACAATCGTTGTACCAAAATATGCTTATATTGGCGACGCAGAAGATGTAGCAGAAGGTGTTGCTATGGGTACAACAGTACTTACAACATCTACAACAGAAGCAAAGGTTAAGAAAGCAGGCAAGGCAGTAGAGCTTACAGATGAATCAGTGTTATCTGGTTATGGCGACCCACTTGGTACGGCTATTAATCAGATTGCTATGTCAATCGCTGCAAAGGTTGATAATGACAGCTATGACGCACTTTGCACAGCGCCTATTGATTACGATGGAACAGCAGCACCTATCAGCTATTCAGCAGTTGTAGCAGCTAATAGCAAATTTGATGATGAATCAGATTCATCGCTTACGAAGATATTATTCATCAATTCAGCACAGGAAGCCACATTACTTAATGACGATGATTTCAAGAGCAATGACAAGTACCCACTTGATGTAATTATGAATGGCACTATCGGTTCTATTGCAGGAGCACAGGTTGTTAAGTCTAAGAAAGTTAAGCTGGTTAAGTATGAGGTTGATGATTCAACAGGAACAATCAATGTTGTAGCTGATACAACAAGCGAGGATGCAACGAATGTCCACCTTGACACAGCACTTGCACATACACTTAAGCCAAAGGACAAGGAAATCAAGGTAGGTAGCAAGTTGAAAGCTGTTACAACAGAGTTCTACGCTTGCCCTATTGTTATCGTATCAGCAGAAGACCCTAACGAGGACACGGGTGCAGATGGCGTATCAGAGGAAGAGAACGCACTTACAATCTATATGAAGAGAAACGTTGAGATTGAATCAGACAGAGATATTCTTGCAAAGACAACTGTTATCTCTGGTGATGAACATTACACAGCAGTCTTAAGCAACGATTCAAAGGTTGTTCTTGCTAAGTTCGGAAAGTAAGAGGTGTTTATATGTTATTAAGACGACATAAAATCAACGCCGCAAAGCAGAGCGAAGAAGTAACAGCAGATAATGCAAGACAGGAAGCTGTTTATGGAGATGAGCTTAAGTATGAGGAAGAGCAGGGCAAGTTCCCTACTCGACCTACAAGCGATTACACAAAGACAGCTATTAATCGTATGAGCACTGCCGACTTACAGGCACTTGCATCTGAAAACGGAATTGTAGATGCTGACAGTTTTAGCGGTGCTGATTTAAAAAGTATCTTAATCGAGAAATTCAATTTGTAGGAGGTATCTGTATGGAATTGAACAAAGCAGAATATACGATTTTAGCACAGGTCAAAATCAGACTTAAACAATTTCATATAGAAACTGTCACAAATGAAGATGATACAACAAAAGATGTAGTTGTGTTCGACAACAAAGAAGATGATTTGCTTATCGAACAGCTTATTAAACAGGCTACAGAAGATGTTAAGAACAGGAGAAATTACCCCGACAGCTACACGGAAAAAATGATAACAGAGGACTTGAAACAGTTCGAGGGAGTTATCGTTAATCTTGTTGTGTATGACCATTCACAGGCGGGCGAAGAATTTATGGCAAGTTTTGGCGAAAATGGTGTAAGTCGAACATGGAAAGACAGAGACAGCTTATTTGTTGGGGTATTTCCTTTTGTAAAAATGTTATAAACATTAAAAAGAAGATTGTGCGTACCATATACGTGAGGTCACGAAAATGGTGCAGGCGATACACTTTAAAGGGTGGTGGGCGGTGTATCAAAATTATACAGGAGATATAAAATGCAAGATATTTTATTACAAACATATATAATAGCATTACCGATTTTTTTGGGCTATATTGTTTGGCTTCTAAAACAACAAAAAAATGATAAAGACGCAAATAGCAAAGGAACTATGTTGCTATTGCGTGTACAACTTATCGAATACCACGATAAGTATATGAAAATTGGTGAAATGCCCTCTTATGCGTATGACAATTTTGTTGAAATGTATAACGCATATCACGCACTTGGCGGTAATGGCATGGTAACCAAAATGTATAACGAAATACAGGAAATTCATTTAAAGAATGGAGGTAAAGACTAATGGATATAACATCAGTATCAACAGTAGTTGCCATTGTCGTGATTACATATCTTATCGGGTATGCGGCAAAGCAGATACCACAGATAAAAGATAACCTTATTCCGGTTATTGTAGGCATAGCAGGAGCAGTCTTGGGCGTTATTGGTATGTATATCATACCTGATTTCCCAGCAAGTGACATTCTCAATGCTATTGCTGTCGGAATTGTTTCGGGATTGTCCAGTACCGGTATAAATCAGATTTATAAGCAAGGAAAAACAAATGCTTGATATAAATAAACAGGCTATGAAATATTCACAGCAGGGACAACGAATAACAATCTATGAAAAAGACGACGAGGGTAACATACTTTACGAGGGATATACTGATAATGAGGGCAATTTTATCCCTTATCTTGATGATGAGGGTAATAAAATTCCGAAAATTATTGGCGAAGTAATTGGCTTTTCTAAACCAGTTGACTTTAAAGCAAACATAGCTTTCAGCGGTGGCGAAGCAAAGATTGAAGAATTTGGCTTTGATACTGCTGACTATGACGCAATCATGTTGACAGACAGAAACAAATTTCCGCTTAAGAAAGGGGATTTAATATGGCTTGATAGCGAAGTAGAATTTACTGACGGAGAAAACGAAGTAGTGGACGAAACATCAGCAGATTTTACTATTGTTGGAATTAAGCCGGCTTTGAAGTCAACAAAGTATGTGCTTAAAGCGGTTGTAAAGTAGGTGATTATGTCTAAGCAAACAATAGCATTAGGATTGTCGGTAAAGTCTGTAGAAAAGGCTATAAGACAGCTTAAAAGCTATAAACAATGGCTAAGGAATAAAACGACAGAACTTGTAAAAGCACTTGCAGAAGTTGGCATACCTGTTATAGAAACAAATGTAGCAGACGCAAGTTATACCTTTGACAGCAAAGGGGTTAGAAGTGGTTCTAACACCGAACATTATACCTATGTAAAACTTAATAATTTTGGAAGTTATTCACAGGCAAATCTTATTGTAGAGGGCGAAGAAATTCTATTTATAGAGTTTGGGGCAGGTGTTTATTATAACGGTGAAGCCGGTACAAGTCCACATCCAAAAGGGCAAGAATTTGGCTTTTTAATTGGCTCATACGGAGCCGGTCATGGAGTGCAAAAGGTTTGGGCTTACTATGATGAAACAGGAGCATTAGTAATGACCCGTGGTGTAGAAGCAACAATGCCTGTTTTAAAAGCGTATGAAAAGATTATAACTGATTATAAATCAGTGGTAAGGAGAGTGTTTGGGTGAGAGCAAGAACGGCATGGGCTTTTAATTTAGAAAGTACAATATTTAACATTGTCAAAGCAAGAGCAGAAACAGGATTAAAAAAAACATATCCAAATATCCGTTTTACTAACGAAGAAGAAGCTGACGGAAATGCAGTTTTTCCAACTGTACTGATACAGTCTATGCAACCGTTAGAAAAAGTAGTAGATTTGGAAAAAATAAATATTGACACAGTGCTTTATACAGCACAAGTTACAGTTACAACAAACAAAAGTCGAGCAGAAGCATTGAATGTGGCGAATGAGGTGGCAGGAAGATTTAAACAAATGGCGTTTACACTGAATCCAATGCCATTTGTGAGAAAAGAGAACAAAGTTTTTACAACAACATTCAGGGCAACTCGTACTTTTGATTATAACGATGTTTTATAGAACCATTAGGTTCTTATTTTTTTACAAAAAATTAGGAGGTAAAACATGGCAACAGGTTTAAAATCGAGAATTGCGTATAAAGAACCAAATTCATCAGCAGTGGAAGGGGAGTATTGGGCTGGCACCTATAAATTACTTATGAGAGCTAAGTCGATACCATCTCCGTTCGGTTCTCAAAACATGGTAGATACATCTACACTTGAAGATTTAGTCGAAACACAGGAGATGGGCAGGCGTGCGGCAGGCTCAATGGAAGTTCCGGGGGCATTTGAAAAGAAATACAAAGACGACATGGTAACAAATGAGGGCAAAAAACTTGACTTCATTATTCTTTACGGAACTGACGGAAAAGGTTCAGAGGGCATTTGTGGATTCATCGGGCAGGAATCATTTGCACCTGACGAAGCAACAGACGACCACTTAACAGGTACTGCAACTATTTCAGTTCAGACAGTGCCGAAATGGATTGAAGATAACTATACAGTAACAGTCACAGAAGATGAAAATGGTTATCCAACGGCGATTAAGTTGGCAAAAAAATAGGTAGTCAGTCACTAAATAAAAGTAAAGCTGTAGTGCCTGACGAAATAACAGAAACGGCTGACTATACTTATGATAAATAGCTAAAACAAAATGATTAAAAGAGGGGCAGTTTTCGGACTGCCCCCTTTCTTACAAAAAAGTAAGAGAAAGGAAAAATAATATGTTTAAAATTTTAAATATCAGTAACAAAGAATACAAACTTGAATACTCTCTCGAAGCATCACTTTATCCTGAGAGTACAGAAAGACTTTTGGAATTTATGTCATCAACAGATGCAGATAATGAGAATGACAAAATCAAAGGAATTATAAAAGGAATGTCAAATGTACCTCAGACAACATTGCATATGTTCTATGCAGGATTGTTAGAACATCATGGAAATACTGAAAATGGCGACGGTACAGTTACATCACTTAGTGATGCAAAGGCACTGTTAAAACAGTATATTGCTGAAAATAAATCAAACTTTTATTCAGTCATGGAAATGATATTGGAGCAGATGAGTGAAGATGGTTTTTTAGAGTTGATAGGTCTGAACGAGATGTTACAGACAAAGGAAGAAACACCAAAGAAAGCATCGAAAATTCCACAAGACCACATGAAGAAAAAATAAGTTTCAAAGATAACATAGAAAAAAATATCTTGCCTAGTGCTATAAAGGCAGGATTGACATATAAACAAGCTATGCACATGACGCCGAAAGCCATAGAAATGCACATAAAGGCATATACAGAAAGAGAACAAGAGAAAATAAAGGTATCTGAATATCTTTCGTGGTTAAACGGATATTATGTCGTGGAAGCAATAGCGTGTACTTTCGGAAAAGGAAAATATCCTAAAAATCCATTACTTGAAGAAGAAAAAGAAAACAGGATAAAGAACAATCCCAATAAGGAAAGTCAAGAAGAAATAGCAGTATTTGAAATGAAACAAAGAATACGGCAGTTAAGAGAAAGCGGACTACCTGAAAGTCCTGATTAAAGACAGTGAGTAAAACTTGCTGTCTTTTTATTTTTGAGGTGAAAACAAAATGAAAATGATTAAGAAAAACGCAAAAAGCATTAGCTATGGCGGTAAGCGCAGCTTAAACAACATAAAGTATATTGTCATACATTATACGGGAAATAAAGGCGATACAGCACTGAATAATCTTGATTACTTTGCCAATGGCAATACAAGACAGGCAGGAGCACATTTCTTTGTTGATAAGGCAGGCAAGATAGGTAAATCAATAGCGATGAATCGTATAGCTTGGGCTGTCGGTGGCAATCATAAAAGCGGCAGAAAAGGCGAAGCGGCTTATTACCAAAAATGCACAAATGCAAATTCGGTATCTATTGAATTGTGTGATATGTGCGTAAAGACAAATTGGGAACAGATGCTTGCGACAAGAAAACTTGTTAAATACATTCAGAGTAAATGTCCAAACGCAAAAACAGTTATAAGACACTGGGATGTAAACGGTAAAGAATGTCCTGCACCTTTTGTTGGCACAAGTAACGAAAAGTGGATTGAATTTAAACGCTTTATAACAGCAGGATATAAATTCAAAGCAAGAGTTACTAAAAATGCTACTTTGAGAAGTTCGGCAAAAATTTCAGCAACAAACAAAAAAGGAACTGTCAAAAAAGGAAGTGTAGTAAACATTGTAAAAATGCAAAATAACTTCGGTCTTACAAACAATGGTTATTGGGTGACACTTAATAAATTAAAAGAGATATAGAATGAGGTGATTTGATGGAATTAGATAGCTTGGAATTAAAAGTATCGGCAGAAGCACAGTCAGCAGAAAAAGCACTTGACAGCCTTATAAGCAAATTGCAGAGCTTTTCAAAAACTTTAGGCGGTATAAACACTACTTCCATCAGCAAAAACCTTGAAAATCTTGCTAAAGTCGGCGGTCTGAAAACTGTTACTAAAGAGGTAGAGGACTTAGGAAAAACTGTAGACAATGTCGGTAAGAAGAAAACAAAGACTGAGGTTAAAGTCGATGTTAAGCAAGGGTTAGAAGCTATTGCCGAATTACAGAAACGATTTGAAAATGCAGACAAAGATATAAGATTTACTGGGTCAACAAAACAACTTGAAAAGCAATACGACAGATTATCTAACAGTCTTTCAAAACTCTTTGCAAAAGAAAACGCAGCACTTGATTTAGGCAAAGCAAGTACAGGTGATGAAAAGTTCGTTAGATTAGAGCGTAACATACAGTCAACCATAAACCAACTTGACACACTTAAATCTAAAATTACAGAAGTTCAAAAAGCAGAACAGGCAAGCAAGGCACAATTTTTTGAAAGAGAAAATGCAAAGGCAAATCAAGAAAACAAAACTGCAATGATGATACCGCCTGAGAGTGAAATGAAAAAGGCGGCTGAAACATATCAAAAAAATATGGAAAAAATATCATCAGACACATTGCCTAAACACACAGGTTGGGATAGTCAAGCAGAACTTCTTAAAGCATTAAAACAGTCTCGAGAGGGAACTACTGGAGCATTAGAGGGATATGACGAAAGAATAAAGAAAGCCACAGCCGACCTTAAAGCAGTCGAAAAAAGTGGTAAGGGCATGGGTACTGAGGAATGGAATAATGCTAGTATTGCATTGCGAAAAGTTGTGGCAGAAGCTAAGTGGTATGAAAATACCTTAAAAGAAGCGGCTGCTGACCTTGATTTGAATATCAAATCTATTAAGGAACTTGAAGCAGAAGAAAGCAAATTAGTACAAAAATCAAATCAGCTTGCTGGAAAAAAGTTAGTCGGAAGTGCTGATTATAACGAAACCATTTATCAACTTGGACGAGTTAGAGAAGAATTAGATAAGCAGAGAATAAAAATCACAGGTGCGAGCAGTGCTTTAAAAGGATATGACGAAAGAATTTCACAGGCTAAAATCAATCTTGCTAATATACAAGCTAGTGGCAAAGGTATGGGGACTTCTGAATGGGACACTGCCAAAATGGCTTTAATCAAGTTAGAAAATGAAGCAAAGCGGTATAAAGCGGCTTTAAATCAAAAAGCACTAGGTCTTGATACCGACATTAAATCAACGGACAACCTCGAAACAAAGATAAAGAAATTAAATCTTGCTATAGAGCAAATGAGAAATAGAGGTATTGGTTTCGGTGATACAAACTTTGATAAGTTGTATCAGCAACTTAATCAAGCCGAAAAAGAACTTGCAGAGTACAAGGCTAGACTGACAGAAAGTGAAAACTCGACAAGAAGTTTTGGCAGTACATTAAAGAGTGCGGCAACAGGCTTTTCTAATTTTATCAGTAAGATTAAAAATGCTGGTGCGGCAACACTAAATTTTGCTAAGAATGTTCGCAACATGAAATCGCCTTTAAAACTTGCACTCGGTCAAATTAGCAAATTAGGAAATTCAGTTGCAAGGCTGTATTTTAAGTACATGATGCTGTCGAGGGTTGCTGGTGCACTTGGTAAAGTTCTTGGCATATCAAGTGACTATGTCGAGGAATACAACTATTTTCAAAAGGCAATAGATAAGATTGCACAGGAAAATAAAGGTAATTACAAAAAATACGGCTATGATGATGCTGAAAGCTACGCAAATAGCTTTGAAGATAGATTGACAACTCTCACAGGTAAAATGACAGGTTACAAGATTGGCAAGGATGGAGATTTACTTGACACAGGTACAGCTAGTCTTGGACTTGACATTACACAGATAACAAACTTTGAAGCACAGATTGCACAAATGACAAATTCTGTCGGCATGATGGGCGAAGCGTCTATTGCAACATCAAAAGCCATGACAATGCTTGCTGGGGATATGTCCTCATTAACAAATATGCCGCTTGACACCGTTATGAAAAACTTTTCAAGTGGTCTTTCGGGTGCGGCGATGGCTGTAAAAAAATATGGTATGGACATATCAGTTGCGGCATTACAGGAAACAGCACTTGGGCTAGGTGTTAAGAAAAATGTTTCTGATATGACACAGGCTGAGAAAGAGTATTTGCGTGTTATCACAATGTTACAGCAGTCTAAAGTCGCATGGGGTGACTTAGCTAAGACTATCAATTCTCCCGCAAATCAATTTAGAATGTTAAAGTCCAACATCAAACAGTGCGGCTTGATGCTTTCAAGGCTGTTTATGCCTGTCATACAAAAAGTATTACCGTGGTTAAATGCAATGGCAATGGCTGTCAAAGATTTAATGAAACACATCGGTGACTTGTTTGGCTTAAAGTTTGATAGCAGTCTTGGTTCAAAAGACAGTGACACATCAGATACTTATGACGATGTATCAGACAGTGCCGACAATGCGACAAACAGTATAAATGATGCGGCAGATGCACAGAAGAAGTTTAACAAGCAGTTACAAGGATTTGATAAGTTAAATAATCTTACGACAAACGAAACATCTAAGAAAGACAGTGACAAGGATAAAAATAATACTGGCGATACAAGCGGTGTTTTATCAGATGCACTTATAAACGCTGTTGAAGATTACGAGAAGCGTTGGAACAAAGCATTTAAGAGTATGACAAGCGATGCTGACAAGCTCAAAGAAAAGATTGAAAAACTGTTTACAACAGCTTGGGACACAGGTGACGGAACAGAAATCGGTGAAGCACTTGCGACAACCTTAAATAAGGGCATTGACTGGGTGAATGAAAATACAAGCAAATGGGCTAAAGGCTTGAAAAAGATTACCTCAATTATGGGTACTTCTTTAAATGGTTTTGTTAAAAAATTCAAGTGGAAAGGTTTAGGAAAAGCTATAGGCAATTCTATTAAAGCCGCGCTTGAAGCTGAAACAAACTTCTTTAAAAAAGTAAACTGGGTAAATCTTGGAAAAGGTTTGTCGAAAACTCTTAATTCAGCTATCAAAACAGGAGTTTTGCAGTCGTACTTTAAATCAATGGCAAGTAAGTTAAGGGCGGCTATTGAGACAGCGTTTGGAGCAATTACTACTTTTGATTTTAAAGGACTTGGAAATGCGTTAGGACAGGGAATAAATGACTTTTTTAAGACAATGAATAAGAAAAATAAGCAGACTGGTCTTAATGGTTGGCAAGAACTTGGAAAGAGTTTAAGTGACGGAATAAAAGGGATAGCAGATAGTATTACGACTGCACTTGATACTGTTGATTGGGAACAAGTAGGACAAGCTATTGCTGATTTTATCGGTTCTATTGATTGGGGTGGAGTTGTTTGGTCACTAGGCAAAATGGCGAAATCTTTAGTTAAAGCAATAGGGACAACGATTACAGCACAAACAAAAGAAGACCCAGTTTCAGGAATAATTACAATAGGAATTTTAGCCTTTACTTTAAGAAAAGGCTGGAAAAAGCTACTTGCAATATTGCTTGGAAGTAAAATTGGAAAATCTAAAATAAGTGTAGGACTTTCAAGAGTTTTTGCTGTTATAAAAGCATGGTCTATATCAAAAATAAGCAAGGCGGCTAAGGCTCTTGCAACAAAGATTAAATCAGGAATCGGCAAAATAGTTGTCACATTTAAAAATGTATATGCAAGTATTAAAAATTGGATAGCAAGCGGTGCAAAAATTAGTGATTTGATAAAAGCTGTAAAAACAGCATTAGGCATACAAAAGGGACTGACATTGTCGAATATCGCTGTTAAGATTGCTACAAAGCTACCAACATTAGCAAATCCCGATATGGCGGCTGATGAACTAGCAAGAAATATTGATGAATGGTTTACAAACAAAATTTGGAAGCCACTTTGCAAAAAAGTTTCTTGGCTTGACGAAAACTCACCTATGGGTGTTTTTCAAGTACCTGTAAAATTAGCTATAAAGATAGGCACAACAATAAAAGACTTTTTCGGAGATACTTGGGATGATACGACAGCCATGACATCCGGAATTGATGTGGGAAACGATATGGCAAACGGAGTTTTAAAGGGGTTTGCTAATGCGTTGGTATATCCTGCAAATTTCCTTTACAATCTTATTGTAAAACCTGTCAAAGAAGCATTAGGAATACATTCTCCGTCAACGGTATTTAAGGAGATTGCTGGATTTTGCGTTGATGGTTTTATGAATAATTTTAATTTAAAGGACAAAATAAAAGAAAAACTTCAAAATTTAGGTAAAGCAACTATTGAACTTGGATTAAAAATAAAAGGCAGTTTTGACGATAAAGCCAAAGAAATCAAGGAATGGTGGAACGGCAAAAAAGAAAAAGTGAAAACTTTAATGGCTAAAGCAAAAGGAGAAATTAGTAAAAAATTCGATGAAGTTAAAGAAAAATGGAATGGATTTAAGGAAAAAACTAAAAGTGTTATAGCCAAAGCTAAAGGTCAGGCAGATAAAGTATTCAGCAAAATTGTTGATGGTTGGAATAACTTTACTGACGAGACAAAAACTCTTTTTGCTAAAGCAAAGGGTAAAATCGAAGATAGCTTTAGCAAAGCGAAAGAAGCATGGGCTAGTTTTACTGAGGGTACTAAACAAATTTATGTATATGCTAAAGGTAAAATTGAAGATAAATTCAAAGAAGTGCAACAAAAATGGTCTGAGGTCAAAGGCGGCACAAAGGAGTTTTTGGCTAAGGCAAAAGCAACAATTTCAGATAAGTTTGACGAGTTATCCGAAAAATGGGGAAAAATAAAGTCTAAAGATGCGATTGTCACTGCAAAAGCTACAATTAAAGATGGCGTTGACAAACTCGGTAGCATATGGAAAAGCGTTAAAACCAAAACGGCTACCTTAACAGGAAGAGCAGAAGAAAAAACCAAAGATGTTTTTAAGTCAATAAAAGATAAATGGAAAGAATTAACGAGTAAAACAGCAGTTTTAACAGCTACTTTTAAAGATATGTTCACAGCACCGTTAAAAAAGGCTTGGAATGCTATTGCTAGTGCAATTAACAAAGGAATTAAAATTATCAATAAAATACCGGGAGTCAGCATTCCATCAGTACCTAAGTTGGCAAAAGGTGGTATTTTTGAAAATGGCTCATGGCATAACATAGCAAAATATGCAAGCGGCGGTATGCCGAATATGGGTCAGTTATTTGTAGCAAGAGAAAAAGGTCCTGAGCTTGTAAGTACATTAAAAGGTCATACTGCGGTTATGAACAACGACCAAATAGTTGCGTCAGTATCGCAAGGTGTGTCAGACGCAGTATATAATGTTATGACACCTGTTTTGACAAGTCTTGTATCAAGTATAAACCGTATGAACAGTAGCGGCACACCTCTTTATGTCGAGGGTGTTTCTGAGGGTGATATAGTCAAGATAACACAAAATGCCAACAGTAATTACAAAAAGCGTTACGGCAAACCTCTTTTCACTTAGAAATATTGCTATATTGTGCTAAATGTGGTATGATATAGCAAATATTTAAAAGAAAAGGAGTGGTAAAATGGCATTGATTAAGTGTAGTGAATGTGGAAAAGAATTTTCGGATAAGGCAGACGCTTGCCCGAATTGTGGAAATCCTAACGCAAAGAAAGAAACAGAATCAGTTAATGTAACCGTAAAAAAAGAAAATGGCACATGGAGTGTTGGAAAATTAGTAATTGGAATAATATCAATAGTGTTATTCGTAATAGTTTTTATGCAGTCATGTGCTGTAGGTTTAGGAAACACTATTACAGATAGTGGGGAAACAAGTGGCACAGGCGGAATTTTTTGTGCAGTAGCAATGCTGATTGCGGGAATAATAACTGTAGTCACTAGAAATTCTGAAAAAATCGGTGGTTCTATAGCAAGTATAATAATCTATTTATTAGGATATTTGATTGGCGCAAGTAATGCAGGAACATATGTGGATTTAAAGGTTTGGAGTGCTATATGTTTTTGGTTTGCAATAGTACATATTGTAAGTATCGTAATTGCTAAGAGGAAAGCTAAAAAGAACCAATAGAAAATATTATACTTTCAAAACACAAGACGGATTTAATATCCGTCTTTTTTGATGCAAAAAATCATTAACCTTAAAAAGTTAGAGGTAGAATTATGGCATTTTCAAAAAGTAAGGGTCTTGTTTCCATTGCTACAGGATATAGTAATGGAAATTATGAATATACAAAAATAGACCAATTTATAGCGGCAGACAATTTGAGTATCACTGCTGACAGGGCACAGGATTTAGATAGTTATGTCAATGCGAACGGTCGTTTAAAGAGAAATGTTTTAAAGCATATGCGTGATGGCATATCTTTTTCAACAGTCTATATGAATTATGACAAAAAAGAAAAGTTTATGACTATCATACGCAAAGCTATGAGACAAAAGGATTGTGCAGAGCCGCCCGAAAAGAAAGTTCGTGTTAGATATTTTAATGAATGGACTAACGATTACGAAACAGGATTTTTCTATATACCGGATGTTGAATGGAAATACGGCGGTACATATAAGGGAACGCCTACCTATTTACCTACAACATTTGAGTTAATAGAGTATTAGCGAGGTGAGACAATGCTTAATCTTACAGATAGTGAAAAAGAGTGCTTTTACGGCAGAGGAACTTATTTTAATGACTATGAATTTAATTTTCCTGACTTGAATTTTACTATAGCAAACGAGACAATACATCAAGAGTCGGTAACTATTAAAGAAAGTATATGTGATAGCGAAGATTTACAGCTAGGCGGCTGTATTGCATCCTCATGTGAATTTGAAGTATCAGAACTTGTAGGAAAAGAACTTGCAGGACTGGAATTTACGGCAAGATTATTAGTAAATGATGGCAAAGATGCAGTTGTACAAATGGGAAAATATCGTGTAGACAGTGCGAAGCGTGTAAATGACAAAGATTATCGGAAAATAACTGCTTATGATGCTCTATATGATGCTCAAATTGATGTTTCTGAGTGGTATAATAAAGTCTTTTATGTTGTATCACAATATGAGGAATTAGTGGCAGTTGGCGATATTGACGATTTGTGGGAACATGGTGAATATACAATCGACAATTCGGGAAGTAAGCCCCCCGAAGTAGCTTTTTTCTTAAATGGTGCAGTACCCGAAGAAGCATATGACACAACATATCTTGATACATCAACAGGTAAATTGTATGAAGCACAAGATATTAACAAAGATGATGATAGTAAGGACGAACTGTATCGTTGGGTTGAGATTTACCAATGCACAAGAAAGACAAAAACAAAGTACATTTACGCAACAACAACACTTAAGAAACTGCGTGAAAGTTTGCTAAATTATTTGAATATTCCTTTTGTTGAACAGGATATAATCAATGATGATATTACAATTTCAAGGACTATTGACACAAACGAAAACGGAGAACTGCTCGGAACGGATATGCTGAAATATATTTGTGAGGTTAATGCCGGTTTTGGCAAAATGAACAGAGAGGGAAAGTTTGAGGTCATTTCATTACTAAGCCCGGGACTGTACCCGGAAGAAACATTATACCCGTCAGAAGAATTATATCCGGAAGACCATTACGAAGTCATTGCGAGTGATGAAAATTCAGCAAGCTACATATCAACAAGCTACGAAGAATATGAGACAGAGGGCATCACGGGGATTATCATTAAAGGTGATAGTGATAATGTCGGGGAGCTTGCAGGCACAAAAGATAATCCTTATGTAATCAGCGGAAATCCTCTTTTGTATGGCAGTACAGCCGAGAAACTAAAGGAAATAGGACAAAAAATTTATGAACAAATAAAAGGATATATATATCGTCCAAATACAACAACACTTGATGGACTTCCGTACTTGGAAACAGGTGATTATTTTGTATTGATAAAAGAAAACAGTGACGACATAGGCTCATTCATTTTTTCTAGGACATTAAGTGGAGTACAAGCATTAAAAGACACTTATGAGAGCAAAGGAAACAAACTAAGAGTAAATGAAGATGTTCAAACATCAGAGCTAATGTATTTGCAATCAAGAACGGCTAAAATTCAAAAGAGTGTTGACGGCGTGTCGATTGAGTTGGCAAACTTAGACGAAAATACAAGCTCAAGATTTGAACAGACAGCAAGCAAAATTGAAGCTGAGGTAAAAAGAGCAAGCAACGCTGAGGGAGAACTTTCGGGCAGGATAACTGTTACAGCCGACCAAATAACACAGGAAGTAACAAGGGCAAAAGCCGAAGAAGCAACTTTAAGCGGTCGAATTACTGTTACGGCTGGTGAAATAACACAAGAAGTGACAAGAGCGACAAGTGAAGAAAATACGCTGCGTGCTTCAATTTCCTTAAAAATAGATAAAGACGATGACGGTCAAATTATATCTATGATAAACGAAAGTGCTGATGTAATCACTTTAAATTCTAATAGATTGATAGTAAATAGCACTAATTTTACTTTAGATAGAAATGGTGCAGGTTCAATAGGTGGATGGCAATTTGGCAAAGGATATATGTATTCAGACGGGGATGCATTCATTTCGACACATTCAAGAACAAATTACTATAACTGGGATGGGTTCCCTTATAAAGCATCTATAATGCAAGGAAAACTTATATGTGGAATCCAAAGCGGAGCTTTAGACGAGGCTATTCCTGATACGACAAGGGGATATTGTGATTTTTCAGTTGCTGGAATTTTTGCTAAAGATAAAAAAATGAGCAGCGGGTATCTGTTTGCTGTGGGAGTTGAAAATGGAGTTGTGACAACAAACACAGGAGCATTTACGGCATCAGACAGACGATTAAAAACAAATATAACCGAAATAGATGAACAATATGCCAATAATCTGATAGACGGATTGAAACCATCAACATACACAATGATAGATGGCAAAAGAACCCACAGCGGATTTATAGCAGATGAAGTTAAAATGACTGCTGAGAAAGTTTTGGGTACAGTAGATGATTTTGCAGCATATGCAACAGTTCAAATTGATGAAGATAAAAAAGACTATGCTGCATTGCGGTATGAGGAGTTTATCGCACCTCTGACGAAATATTGTCAGTGCTTAAAAAGAGATTTGAAGCAGGAAACAACGAAAAATCAGCAGTTACAATTTCAGCTTTTGAACTTACAAAGCGAATTTACGATATTAAAACAACAACTTTTAGGAGGTAATTAACATGGTAAAATTAAATAAACAAACTACAGTGACAGGAGTGAGTGTACTGACTATTGACGGAGAGGAAAAACAGGTTGCGTACATGAACGCTTCAATTCCAGTCGGTGGTGCACCTAATATCAGTCGTGCTATTCAGAATGTAGAGTTGTTCAATGCAAACAAAGAGGAAGTGTTAAAAGACTTTGCGGCATTTGACAATTATGTATATAGCCTTATGGAAACAGAGGAAACAAAAACAGCAGAATAAGAGGTGACGCACGATGGCAGTAATAAAGGTTTACACTCGAATAAATTGGCTTAACAAGTCGGAGAGCTTAACAACGCCGCTTGGAAAAACAAACTTAAATAAGATGGATAAGGCAATAGACACTATAGACAACGAAGTAGTATCTATTTCAGCGACTGCGGAAAGTCTTGATACAACAAAAGCCGATAAAGACCAGCTTAACAATATGATAACTGATATATCTTTTAATGACAAAAACGGTGTTATCAGTATAACAAAATATAACGGTACAGTTTTGAATATTGATACCGCAATGGAAAAGATAGCCGTAAACTTTGAATATAACGCACAGACACAACAGCTTATACTTACACTTGAAAACGGTGAAAAGCAATACATTGATATGTCGGCTTTGATTACTCAGTATGAGTTTAAAGGCACTGATACGATAGCTTTTAGCATTGATAGTGATGGAAAAGTGAATGCGTCTATTAAAAGCGGCAGTATAACAAAAGCTATGCTGTCAAGTGAAGTTATGTCGGCTATAACATTATCAGAAAGCAATGCGGTTGCATCGGCACAGGCGGCGGCTCAGTCGGCTACAAATGCTGATATGGACGCTAAGTTATCTCAGTCGTACAGCGTTGGTAAGAGTGGTATTCGTGATGGCGAAGATACCGACAATGCAAAATACTATTCAGAGCAGGCAGAAAAATTTGCAAAAGAAGCAGAAGATATTGTTGGCAGTAATTTTATAACTCAAGCTGAAAAAGGTGTTGCAAATGGTGTAGCTGTCTTAAATGCAAACTTAGCAGTTGAAAAAGCGGTAGCAGATGAAGATGGTAACAACATTCAAAATACATATGCTAAAAAGACAGAAATATCAGAAGCTATAGAAGTTGACAGCAAGTTGTCGACAACAAGCACAAATCCAGTACAGAATAAAATAGTAACTAATGCAATTAACAGTGCAAGTCAACAGGCGGGCAAAGCGAATGGGATTTTAACTCAGTGGCAAGAACAAGGCAGAATACCAAACGGCATTGCAAACAATCTTGTTACGACAGAAGAGGGATATGTTGCGGATGCAAGACAGCTAAATAAAAGTGTTAAAAATAGCTTTGCGTATGAGATGGATAAAAGTATCTCCGCGATAAATAACAGTTCAATATGGCAACAAGTGTCACCTAAAAACCTTAGTACACAAGTCGAATGGAATGTTTTCAGACAAAGAATAACTACAGCAAGTTCTTTGTGTAATTTAGAATTAAACTTTACAACCAAACAAATATTTTCACGAGGTAACGATTATGAATTAGCCATATTAACAGGTTTTACACCTAACACACAATGCAATATGTTGATATTTTGTGATACAAATGTTGTAGCTGTAGCTATAAAAAGCGATAAAACAATAACATTACGCCCTTTAAATATGGACATCCCAGCCAATTACCAACTGAGTACACAATGTATATACACATATTAAATATTATTTGCAATGATAAAAGAAATTTGCGTATCCTGATAAATGTACTCCTTTGGGACAATAAATATTTATATTTCCGTTTAGAGAAATCCATCCATAACTTAAGCAAGGATTTCCTGTTACTGCGTCCCATGAACTTAATGAGAAATACTGCTCTCCGTCTGGAACATGAGATGAGTCGTTTAATACTACAAGCGTTGCCTCTGAACTTAATAAACCAGAATGTTGATAATAAAATGATACAAACATCATTTTGTCTTTTTTATCATAAAAAGCATTTAAACCTTTTATTCCAGAAGCAACATTTACAAAAGTGAACTGAGTTAAACTGTTATTTAACAAAAAAGAATACACAGCACTAAAAGAGCTTCACAGCTCTTATTTTTATACAAAGAAAGGAATGACCATTATGAAAATCAAATTAAAAGACAACACAGAACTTACAGTAACAGATGCTTGCACATCAACATCAATAGTAGCTGAATTTACATCAGCTGAGGAAATTGAAGATTTCCGTAAAAAACTTACAGACGAGAATTTATCATCTTTTGCATATGTAAATGATGACGGAACGATAGTAGGAGAATATAAAAACTGCACTTTTACAAATGTCACTTATGCAGAAAAAGGCGGCAAGTTTATGGCTACATACAACATCCGTCAGTACAGTGACATGGAAGTAAGATTAAATGTACTGGAAAAAGAACAGACCTTACAAGGCGATGCCATTGCAAGTATGTCAGAAACAGTATATTCATAGAAAGAGGTGATAATATGAATGGAATTGTAAAATTTTGGGCTTACAGAATAGGCTTTGATTTGTCGAGGATTGATGAAGTCCCAAACAAACTTAAAACACCGGTCAGCGAATACATAGCTCAAAGCATGGCAGATTAAGTCATAAAATGTCGAACTATAACAGCCAAATCCTCTTGTTTCCCTTATCCTCAAGCCGTACAATAAACTTGTCAGAAGTTATCTGACAACATCAAGTTTCGGCAAGGGGCGGTGTAATTGGCGTTGCACTGCCCTACATTGAGGGGATTGACATAGTAGAACAGTTGTTCTATAATGTGTCACATAGGAGGATTAAATTTGAGTAAAGAAGAACTAAAACGAGAAATTGTAGAACTTGTAGACCAAATTGACAACGAAAAAATTTTAAAACTTATAGCAGGCTTTGTAAAAAGTGGCTATAAAGAGGAACAGGCAGGGAAATAAACCCCTGCCCTTTTTGTTTGACAAACTTTTTAATCAATAAACTTTTCAAAAAAATCACATAACACTTCTTTTTTATCTGTTGATAACTTATCATACTTTATAATGAATTTCTTAAATCTTTCATCATGCAATCCTATTTTCATCACAATATCTGAGTATTCATCGTCGGTATCTTCAAATTGCTTTTCTTCTATCAAGTCGGTCATTCCTATATTGAAGTAATCAGCAATCTTTCTAAGTTTTCCAGTACCAGGAAGTGAATTACCTTTACACCACATATTTAATGTTGTAGGCTTTTCATTCAAGTCTTTTGCAACATCTATCTGTTGTTTCTGATTTAAAGCTATATATTTGTTTAAGTTTTTGGCAAATATACGCTTTGTTTCTTCCCTATCATCTGTCATAGCTATCCTCCTTTCATTTTGTATTATATAACAAAATTAAAAAAAATTCAATATAAAATCCAATTATTTTGAATTTTAGTCTTGACAATTCAATGTGATTGAATTATAGTTGTATTATCAAATCAAGAAAGGAGTGGTTAGATGCCGAAGATTTCTCTTGAAGCAGTAAGAGTAAATGCAAAAATGACACAGAAAAACTGGGCTAAATTGCTTGGTGTTTCGGTAGCAACAGTGATTAACTGGGAAAAAGGGAATACTGAGCCGAGCTTATCTCATTTGAAAGAAATGAGCCGTTTATCTGGTATTCCAATGGATTTTATTTTTGTACCCGATAAATCCAATTAAATTGAATTTTAAAGGTCGGAAAGGAGATAAAATGAACGATTTAAAAGTTTTTGAAAATTCAGAATTTGGAGAAATCCGAACAGTAACTGTAAATGATGAACCAATGTTTTGCTTGACTGATATTTGCAAAGCGTTGGAACTTACACAGCCATCAAAGGTAAAAGAAAGATTAAACGAAAAGGGTGTGCGTAGTATTCCTACCCTTACAAAAGGCGGAGAACAAAAGCTCTTATACATAAATGAGCCAAATCTTTACAAAACAATCTTTCAGAGTAGAAAAGAAAGTGCAGAAAGATTTACAGACTGGGTAACATCAGAGGTTCTTCCATCAATCAGAAAAAACGGCGGTTACATAGTAGGGCAGGAAAACATGACGGATGATGAACTCATGGCAAAAGCACTTATGGTGGCACAGAATAAGATTGCTGAGAGAGACAAACAGATTGAACGCATGAAACCTAAAGAAATATTTGCTGACGCAGTATCGGCTAGTGAAACATCAATCCTTGTCGGAGATTTAGCAAAGCTGATTTCTCAGAACGGCTACAAAATCGGACAAAAGAGGTTATTTGAATGGTTAAGAACGAATAACTTCCTTATTAAATGCGGTTCATCAAGAAATATGCCACAGCAGAGATTTGTTGAACAGGGATTGTTTGAAGTCAAAGAAAGCAACATTCAGAACCCCGATGGCAGTGTGAGAATAACACGCACAACTAAGGTCACAGGCAAAGGGCAGATTTATTTCGTTAATAAGTTTTTGCAGAAGTCAGAAGTGGCAGTATAGAAAGGAGATAAAACATGGATAAACAGAGATACGGCATTGTAGACAAAACAGGTAAAAATATTATTGTTAAAAAAGACAATGCCCGCTACATCGGTATTGATGAACTGGCACAGCATATAGCAATGGATATTATCGAGGATTATCAGGACATAATAAAAGGCGATAAGAAAATTGATGAAACAAACATAAAACTGTCAATCAAAGTTCTTAACGCCATAACCCCAGTAGTTGAAACTTTTAATAGTGTTTCACGCTACTAAACAAGTGTGATATTACAACTTAATATGAAAGGAAAGTGAGGAATATAAATATGTTTGTAAATCCGTTTGTTTTGGGAATTTTAACAACAATATTCGTTGAAATGGCGGCTTTGATTATTTGGTCGTTGCTGTCGGGTAGAAAATAGAAAGGATATATATTATGAGTATAAAAGCGTACAAAGGTTTTAATAAGGATATGACTTGCCGGGGATTTCAGTACGAAGAGGGCAAAGAGTATGAAACTGATAAGGTAGAAGTGTGTGAAACGGGGTTTCATGCGTGCGAGTATCCACTTGATTGTTTTAGTTATTACTCTCCAAATGTTAGCGTATATCACGAGGTAGAACAGGATGGAGAAATTAGCCGCAGTGATGGTGACAGCAAAGTTGCATCATCCAAAATTAAAATAGGTGCATCAATCAATATTGCAGGCATTGTCAAAGCGGCTATTGAATACACAACTAAAAGAACAAATAAAGAAAATGATGCGACAGGAGATTACGGAGCATCCTCAGCAACCGGATATAAAGGAGCATCCTCAGCAACCGGAGATAAAGGAGCATCCTCAGCAACCGGAGATTACGGAGCATCATCAGCAACCGGAGATTACGGAGCATCATCAGCAACCGGAGATTACGGAGCATCATCAGCGACAGGAAATTACGGAGCATCCTCAGCAACCGGATATAAAGGAGCATCCT